ACCTGCAGTAAATATAATTGCATTTTCTTCGTTGGTGCTTTCGTTGTCTGAAATTGTAACAGTCGTTGCAACTGCTGCCGTAGTAGCATTAGTAACTGTTACTCCTGCAATTACTGTGTTTAATGCAGTGCCACCTACAGTAATAGCATCTGCTTCTAATGTTCCATCAATATCTGCATCACCACTTACATCAAGAGAACCTGCATCTAATTCACCTGTTAAGGTAATATTTCTAAAACTTGCTACATCTTTATTAGCATCTGCTGTAACTGTTTTACTTGCAACAACAGTTCCTACGGCAGAACCTGTATCATTGTAATTAAGTTCGGCAGTAGTAGAAGTAACTCCATCTAATAAATTTAACTCAGTAGTAGTAGAAGTAACTCCATCCATAATATTTAACTCAGTAGCTGTAGAGGTGACCCCATCCATAATATTAAGTTCTGCTGCTGTAGCCGTGACAGCTGTTCCATTGATAACCAATTGATTACTTGCATTAAGATAAACAGACTTGTCTCCAGGATATGTGCAAAAAATAGTTCTTGTTGAACCAGAAGCCCAATCTACAGCAGAATCACTATTAGAGGATTGAAGTATAGTTGTTCTAGCTAAAGTTGTCCCAGATAACGTATAAGTTCCAATTCCTATCTCAAAGCCAGAACCATCCGTACAACAATAATAAGTCGTATTTCCATCACCTACAACAGAAAAAGCTTCAAATCCAGTTTCTGCACCAGCTAAAGTATAAGTACCCGTACCCGATGTTGTTGTTGTTTCTTTTATTCTATCTTTTAATGTTAACGCCATTTTTTATGTCCTTGGTCTTGACGGTGATCCAACTCTATACCCGTCTGTGTTTTCTCTTGCTTCACCTAAATCTTTTACTCTTTCCATATACTGCAAATATAAATCAGTGTAATTTTTAATTACATCCGGCTCGCCTTTCATAAAAGTATAAGCTTCAATTAAAGAACCATACAACAAAGCAAAAGGTGCGTTTGTACTAAGCCAAGTCGTGCCACTATCTGCACCAGCTGTTAAACTTGCAGGTCTATAAAAATAATGTAATTCAACTGTATAATTGCTATTTGGTGTAGGAGCTAAAATAAAATGGTCTGCATCAAATTTAGCATAATATTTTGGTAACCCCGTTGTACCAGAAGCTGGTGTATACTCTCTAAGAAAATTAACATCTTTTTGAAGTAAAAAACTTTCTGAACCAGACGTAGTAATTTGCAAAGAAAACACGGCTAATAAATCATTTGGAACAGTTAAATATTGATCTGAAGAAGTTAAGGTGCTTGTTACATTTTTTCTAAAAAAATCTAAATCTACAGATTTTAAAATTTTTTCTTCTGCGGCCTTTATAAAATCTGGTAAATGTGTAACAAAAGTCGATTCACTATTATCGGTGTAATCTTGTATTGCTGTTTTTAATGTTGCTAATGTAAAACTCATGGTGTCACCGTAACTGGTCCTGCCGTAGCATCATTGCCGCCGCCAAAAACACTTCCTATTGTAGCAGTTCCACTGCTCGCTGTAAAAGTATAAGTGTCTGTAGTAGAAACTGTAATGCTATAACCCTCATCTGCATTAATAATTGACGAACTAAAACCATCAAAACCTTTTGCTTTTTTGAACCTTACCGTGTCTCCAGTTGTCCTTCCGTGACTAAGCTCGTTTACAGTAATTACAGCTGACCCCGAAGCACTAGATAAATAAGAATTAGGGTTTAATCTTCTTTCTATAGCATTTTCAGTTCTAGGCGGTCTTGCATTTTTTACAGCTTGACCGTCCACTGGAACCTTAAAAGGACCTAGTTGTGGATGTTTTCTTTCAAATTCATCCGGCCCAACCAATAATCCATTCCATTCAAGTTTCATTTCATTGAGTCTATACCTCATACCAGACCTATCCGAAATGCCATAAGAGTATTTTCCTGTGGCAAACCTTCCCATTAATTACTCCTAAAATACGCATATTGAGGTGTAACTGTAAAGCTTGACCTATCCCTATCTTCTCCCATAGCTCTTTCAAATTCTTCTTCATATATTACTTTTAACATTTGCACTCTTTCAGGTGCTTTTTTTAAAGATAAATAATAAGCTAACCCTGCTGTAAGACAAGGATAGAACCTAAAAGGAACTTCTAATGTATTGGCTGCCGTATCTGCGTCTTGTATTCTAGTCAAAGCGTCATAATAAATTACATCCGTGCTATTTTCAGGAGCAGGCCATATTTTTAAATTTGGTGTAATGTGTCTGTCTAAAAAAAATTGTGTAGGTCTTCCTGTAGTAGCTTTATTTGCTATAGCTAAATAACTGTCTCTACTTATGCGACCCAAACTGTAATCAACACTACTTCGTCTTACAGCAGCGGACAATATATCAATTACATCCGTCCCTAGATCATATTCTGTGTCATTTGCAGTAACGGTCTGTGTACGTTGTTCTATAGTCCATTGATTTAAACCACGGTTAGCCCATTCGGACAACATTAGATTTAAAGACCTTTTGGCAGTTCGTAAATCATAACCTGTTCTGCTTTGTAGCCCGCAGCGTTCATACGCTTCTTCAATATATTCCGCTACGTCTAACTCGAAATCAGTAGAATTTGAAGTTGTCATTAAGCCCTACCTTTTTTCTTACAAGTACAAGATTTTTTAGATTTCCCACATTTTGGACATTTACCTGCTGCTTTTGCAGCCATAGATTTTCCCTTTTTTGTATAAGGGTATTTTTTTCCTTTTACTACCGGCATTTTTTTTCTCCTTATTTTATCAAAAACAACACCACTGTTACAAGTTGTACCAAAATAACTCCTAGTATACCCCATACACGAGCATCTATCTTATCCATTTGATTTTGCAAATGAACTAGATGATTAGTCTCTAATCTTATTAAGGTTTCTTCAACAATCGCTGTTCTTTTGTCTAAACTATTTAGAAAATCTTTTTCTCGTTTAGTTGCCATTTATCCCTCAAGAATAAAAAAGTGTCATCATATCTGCTACGTCCACAGTATATGACACGCTCATACCATTTGCAAATACCACTCCTTCTGAAGGAATAGTCCTATCAATAACAGTGTTAGCGGTCCCTATAGTTCTTGCTTTCATAAGCTCTGTTCCGTCTTCTGGAGCACCATCATAAAAAGATACCGTTCCTGCCGTACCTCCTGAAACAATTGACATTCCTCTTAAACGAACTCTAGCACCACTTCCTACAGATTGACCGCATAAGGTTCCAGAACCAACTTTAATATTGGCTGCATATTGCGCTGAACATTCTACAGCTGTTACTGTTAAAAATAGCTTTGCTCCAGCAACTGCCTCTGCTGAACTTGTTGAAGTAATGACTTCTGTCATAGCATCTCCAAAAACATCTGTGCCAGTTATAGTGCAAGTTTTTGCATTATCCCCAGTTCCTGTAGTTGTAACAATAACATTTCTTGCGGCACTACCAGCAAATGTAGTATTTGCCATTGTAGCGGAAGTATCTGGTCTTGCTGCTGTAACCAATCTATCGTCATCTGACGCGTTTTCATCATTTACAGTCAACACTCTTACATCAGATCCTGCCATATTTTTCTCCTTTTTAAAAAGGGGGAAATTAATCCCCCAATAATTTTATTCGTACATAGCTCTGCTTATTGCAGTATAATGCACATTTACTGCTTCGGCTGCTGCCGCTCCAGCTTCAATTCCAATGTAAGGAATAAAATCAACATCGTCAGTTAACGCTGCTGTTTTTGTAGTTCCTGTTGAAACTGCTGTTCCACCAGTTGAACCAGAAGTAGAAGTTACATTATATTGTTGTCCATTAACAAAAATAGATGCTTTTCTATCGCTGTCAATTTCAATTTTAAAATGATAAGGAGTATTAGCCGCTACTGTAATAGGTAACTGACTAATATAATCAGTTCCACCAATACTGTGAACAAAATGCCAATAGCTATAATCACTAAATGCCTCAGAGTTTGTTGCATCTGTTTGATATTTAAAAAATGCTTGGTTTGCATCAGTTGCTACTAATTGGTCATTAGTTAACTTTAATCCTGCCCATACTTTTTGGTTATCAAGTGCTGGCAACATTATAGAACATTCCCAATGAGTAGAATTTTCTGTTCCCCATTGAACACCTGTCCATGCAGATATTGAATCTGTATCACCAGTTCCTGCATTATCAAGGTGAGGTGCTAGTATTCCTTGGTCTTGGTCAGCACCAGCAGTTGTCATTAATATTCCCGCAGAAGTTGTTGGAAAGGTGCATAAAGCTGAAGTCATATTAGTTCCTAAAACTTCAAAGTTCTTTTGACCTGCTCTTGCTACTTCAACAGTTGATGCAGCGTCTAAGTTTGCGTTAAGGATAGGTCTTTGTAAAAAATACTCTTCTAGGTAATACCTACGAGTGTCTTTAAGACCATTTATTGTTGTTCTGTCTTGAATTAAGCCAGTAGTAGTATTTTTACTTACTAACTTAAAATTGTTTTCAGAGCGGACTGCTCCTGAAAAAGTTGAATTAGCCATATCAAATCTCCTTGTC